TGGGTCATGCTTAAAGTTGTCGTGGCGACCCTCAGCGATGGCTTGTTGCTCATCGTCCTGCAAAGCCCAGTAAACGGAGATAGGTGGCAGTAGCCCAGCCTTACCTTCTTCAAGCCAGTTGTCACTAGGAACAAGCACCATTGCGGGTTGCTCTGGTTGCTCTGGGTCTTCGAAGATTACTCTGTAATTGCTCATGTTCTACTCCGATGCCATAAGACCAACAGAGGGGGTGTCTACAAAGCCCGAATTCCATGAACCCACCTTACACTGTGATGTAGTTCGAGTGTTATCTTGCTGACCACCTTGATGGTTACCTGCAAGGTATTCCCAGTAAACTGACTGATTGTGAGACCCTGTGCCACTCGCATAGTAGGTCGCCGTTGAAAAGTTACTTGAAAAGTTAAACTGATATTTACCAGTGCCAATGTCTGTCACGGAGGAAACACCAGTATCGTTCTGTAGAGCAATCGTACCTGTACCGTTTAACGTGCTTACAACAGGCGCACCGCTAATCAAAGCTGTGTCGGTGTCAGGTAGTGTAATAGTCCGTGTAGAGTTAGTATTGGGCGCTGTGAGAATTACAGTACCCGACCCACTAGCATTACCCTGAAGTTTAATAGTAGCCATTTAGATAACCGTCCATGTTTCGCCAGCACCGACTGTAACAGTCACACCGGAGTTAATCGTGATAGGGCCAGCCGACATTGCGTTCTTGCCGTTTGTAATTGTGTAGTTCGTGGTCACGTTCTGACCGTTCTCGTAGAAGATGTCATCTGAGCCGCCACCCGTTGCACCCGCTGCAATACCTGTAAGGGCAGAGCCATCACCTGCGAAGGCTGTGGCTGTGAGTGTACCAGTGGTCGTTAGGTTTCCACTATCAAGAATTTTATCCCAGTCGTACCAACCTGCTACGTTGTATTTGGTTCGTTGATATGTGCCATTGCCATCATAAGTCTGATACTTTTGGTACACCATGTTGCCATCAGACGTAACCGTCAGCATCCCTGCAAGAGCCGCTGGGTAATTAGTGCCGCTAGTTGCGTTTGCGTTAGAGTTTTGGTGGTAATAGCCGTCTGTTATGTAGGTGTTTAAGTCAACACTTGCGCCAATGTCCGCACCTTTGCGTAAAACACCCGCAAGGTTGGAGCCATCACCTGCGTAGGATGTAGCAGTCACTGTGCCAGTTACGTCGATGCCTGTGGTGGTGGTGGAGAGTTTCACGGAGTTGTTGTGGTAAAGGTCAACTTGGGCATCTTTGTGGAAACGGGCATAAGTGGCTGAGGCTCCTGCGTTGCCAATATCAACGTAGTTTTCACCGCCGATAAACAACCCACCAGTTCCTACATCACGGATAGCAGAATATGATCCTGTGTGGAAAATCTGCAAATCACTGCCAGCACCGAAGATAGCCTTGTCGTTATCACCAAAGTTTATGTTTGCAGACGTTGTAGCACCGTCCATTGTCACTGTACCAGTTACGTCGATGCCTGTGGTGGTGGTGGCAAGTTTGGTGGAGCCGTTGTGGTAAATAGATGTGCTACCATTACCTACTGCTTGTATTAAGTTATCAGAACCTGCTTTAAGTGTGATGTAACCCCCATCAGCTACTCTTATTGCAGTGTCTTTAGTACCTGTCTCTATATTATCAATCCAAGCTGTAAACCCATCATGATACACTTGCAAATCCGCAGAAGAACCAAAAGTCGCCTTGTCGTTGTCGCCGAAGGACAAGTTGCCAGTCATGCTATCGCCAGACACAGCAACAAAGTCTGTGGCAGCAGAAGTGGATGCAGTGCCAAGAGTAGGCGTACCAGACAAATCGCCGTAGGCACCAGAAGTGGCCACGGTAGCTAAGTCGCCCGGTTGTGTAGCTGAAGCAGCTAATGCACCCTGAGCAGCGGTGGCGTAGTCTGTGGCGGCTGTAGTGGCAGCAGTGCCAAGGCCAAGGTTAGTTCTGGCTGTGGCTGCGTTGGTTAGGTCAGACAGGTTGTTAGTGGCAAGCAAAGCACCTGACAGAGAAGCATAAGCTGCTACCCAAAGAGAGCCTTCATACACTTTCATAATGTCGTCAGTCGTGTTGAAGTACAAAGCGCCGGAAACCAGTGCGTCACCATCGTTGTCTAAAGTTGGGTCCGCAGTCTTCTGACCTAAATAGCGGTCATCAAATGAATCTAATGCAGCAAGCGCAGCATCTTTAGACGCCTGAGCAGATGATGCAGATGATGCAGCAGACGTTGCCGATGTGGCAGCCTCCCCAGCCTTAGTCGTTGCTATGCCAGCTTGCGTTGTGGCTGTCGCGGCGCTTGTGGAAGCATTAGTCTCTGCGGTCTCCGCAGCAACCTTAGCGGCCTCAGATGCAACTCTGGATGCCTGTGAGGCAGCGGCAGAGTTGGAGCTTGCTGTGGCACTAGCTGCGCTCTCAGAAGCCTTTGTGGTGGCTGTGGACGCAGAGGCTGCGCCAGATGATGCTGAGGTTGCAGAGGCAGCAGCAGAGGCAGCAGCAGCAGCCTCAGAGAGGGCCGCTGCGTTCTTACTGTCTTCGATTGCAGTTATGTTGCTAGGGGCTACTGGATCAACATCTGTGTTGTCAGGAGTTACACCAGTGCCGCTGTAGAAAGATGATGATGCCATTAGTTACCTCAGTCCTCGAAATTAGATGTTGGGCGCATTGTTGAGGCCATCCCAGATGTCTCACCAGTGTCGGCTTGCCCCTGGATCTCGGACAAGAAGTTGCCAGATTTACTTTCAAACAACGGACCACGTTCATCGAGGAAATAGTCGGAAGCATATGAGAGTGCTGTGTATGTCAGTAGATCTGAAGCAATTTTAGTTATTACATTTGTGCTAACGTCAGTAGCGAGCTCATCAAATTCGGCGTAATAGTTCAGATAAACCTGGCCTGACGAAGGCATAGGGAACAGCTTGATCACCTCACGTTCCCTGGTGAAGTAGATGGGGTTTCCACCCTGACCTGTAGATTGCAGCTGTGCCATCTCATGCATAGGTATGCGAACCAAGGCGCGGCCTGCATATTGGAGGTCTATAATCTCCAGGAGATTTGAGGGTATGACAATCTGACTGACTGCAACGCCAGAGGTGATTGAGTAAGACTGTTGCTTCTCCATAGATGGTATGCGGAGTAAACGCTGTATCCTGGTCATAGCCTGGTCAATGAAGGTATCGGCCAAAGCATCAGTGCAGTCGCTACGGTTCAAAAGAGCAATAAAGTGTGCCCGGATTTGGCCTTTGTTCATTCTGCTATATCCTCTTATCGGTCGTCATGAATGCAGTCAGATCTTGTTCCTGGAGACGCTTGACGATCGCTGCGCCGGTCTCTTCGTAAACATTGAAACCTTCACGCAACCATTGCTCTGCAACTACGGTTGGTATTGACGCCACACGCATATAGTCACCCTCGAGCCGAGTGGTGCTTTCATTACGGGCATCCTTCAGGTCATCTAGAAAAGCCTGGGAAATGTTCTGGGTGTGTTTCTTGACCAGGTCAAAGCCTTGAGTCAGGAATTCAGTCTGCACACCGTGCAGTTTGGTCTCTTTAGTCATTTAGGGGGGGTATCCTTGGGAGGTTAGGTGAGGACGCCCAGGTCCCCAGGAAAAGGAGAGCAAAAGTCCTGGGAGTTAGGGCGTCCTCGCACGGGCCTTAGGAAAGGCCGGTGATCTTCACACTGTCCGCGAAGTTACTGTGTTTACAGGAATATTCGCCGACCACCATATGGCGATCTGAGTCACCTTGCTTCGCTAAGAGTGTGCGTGTGAACGGACGCAGTACGCATGTTTTGAACATGGACGGGTCGATCAACAGGGCGTGTGAAGTCTCTAAGTGTCTGTTAAGAACCACTTTATATTCGCCATAGGGCGAGACATAGAGGTCGATCACATTCACAAGGGTCTTACCCTGGGCGACTTCACGGTTGCGACCCGCAGAGGCTGAGAAACCGGCGACGATTTGGGCGTCAGCTGGTTTGATCATGAACACTGACGGATCAGAACCATTGTTGAACGCTGTTTGACCAGCTTCAAGCAACTTGGCCTCTGTGAGGGCGTCCGTTGCGTTGGCACCGGCGTCAATACCAGTAGAGATCTGGTTGATCAGTGATGCCATTTTACGAGCTACGGAAGACGAACCAGCGACAGCTGCTTGGTCAACACCAACAAGGCTGAACTCCAAATCGCGCTTAATGCTCTTGAGAGTTTTACCAAGTTGCAGCGCGGTTTCCTTGGCTCGGCCATAGGTTTTTACCGCATCAGCAGAACCAGAAATACGGAAGGTTTCTTCCAGGATCTGGGTGTTGTTGGTACGCTCAACGATGTCGATCAGAGTGATATCTGCGGCATCTGCGCCCTCGACCTTAGCGTTAGACGCTGCGGCGCGGAGGCTGTCTTCGAGGAATGAGAACGTCCGTGCGGACACTTTCTCAGTCTTCGTCATTGTCAGCATAGGCGTATCTGTGGGAGTAATATCTGAGAGGATATTGGAAACGTCCTCGGCCTTACCGACCTGAGAATAAGTTGTGTAAACAGTCATTTGAATGGCTCCTTGCCGTTTGACTATGAGTTACAACTTAGCTTTCCCAACGTGATAGGAGCATCTCAGCGATATCATCCATGTCACCATTCCGACTTCTGTTCTCACGGACACGCTGCGCCGCAGCAGATTGCTTACGAGCATTGATGTCCGAGGTAGAAGGTGGTGCCTTCTTCGATCGAAGGACCTTCCCCTTAGCTGTTTTGACGTGCATCGCCTTTGCCTTCTTAGTACCGGCAGCAGCTTTGCCCTGGTCATACAGACGGGCCTTGTTAAGGAGAGTGATGACATTGGGGTCAACGTATTGGTCAACCTGTTCTCTTGGGAGACCGACAGAAACAGCATATTCACGGATGTCATTGTACAAGGCATTTCCCCAATCCGGGATAGTCTCTTGGAGCGTTTTGATACACTCCTGAGCCATTTCCTGGCGCTGGGCTGCCTGCTTTTGTTGCACTTCCTGGTAGAAAGAGTTGGACTCCTCCTTCAGGAACTTGAGTTCCGCTTCAGCTTCTGAGGCTTCCCGGCGTAGTGCGGAGAAATCCTCAACCGACATAGTCCTGGACGCAACGAGCATGTCGAGGTCCTGGTAGGGCTTATATCGGGTTTCTGCTCGTTCTAAGAGCTTCTGATAACTGAGATCCGTCCGTTGTAAGGCATCGTCTGCCTCTTTACGTTTGGATGCTAAGTCTTGAGACTTTCGAGTTAAAGATGCTTCCTGACCATAGAGACGCTTCAGATCCTTCAAGGATGCCTGTTTGGTTTCTCCATCGACTTGGATGTCAACAAGACTGTCGTCCGACAGTTCAGCTCCGTCAGCCTCGCCATCATCGTCTTCATCGACTTCTTCATCGTCTGGTTCACCTTCATCAGGGTCCTCATCCGTTTCTTCGTCTTCCTCTTGGTCTTCATTTTCATCTTCTTCATACTCAGCTTCGGAACCATCTGTCTCTTCTACAGGTTCGTCAGCTGTCGCCTCTATTTCCTCATCGTCAGATGGGCTTGCGCCGTCTGTCCAGCGGTCTAGGATGGCTTCTGCTGCTTCATCGACATCGTCGTAGGCAGCGAAAGAAGTAGCTTCATTTTGGACGTTATTCATGGTCCAGCTCCTCTTGGCGGGTGTCGCCTTTCGCAAGTATCTCATCTTTGATGGACACCTGTTGTTTCAGTGTCTCAACCACGTCCACAAGTGCGCGATAGTGGTTGTACGCTAACTCTCGGTCTGAGCCCTGGTCGGGCTTAGTGTTAACGAAAGTCTGGAATGATCGCTCGACCAGGTTATTGACTACCTGGTTGAACGCAGGTTGAGACAAGACGGCCTCAGCCGCCTCGCCAGTTTCAACGAGTTGCTCTTCTTCGTTCATGGTTGCTCTCTTTAAGATTGGCTAAGTTAGCCGGTTGGTGATGCGATACCTCTGACATCATCAGCGTTACGCAGGATCTCAAGCTCGGCCATATCGGTCATACGCTTGTGCTCCAGCTGCGCCTCTTTCAGATCGGTCGCATCAGATTGTATTGCGAAGCCGCGTTCAGCCTTGGTCGCTTCAAGTTCAAGTTTGAGTTGTGCGATTTGTGCGTCCATTTGCTGCTTGAGCTCCGCAATCTGGGTTTGTCTCTCCTGAAGTTCCAGCTGTTTCTGCTGCATCTGCATCGCCATCTCCTGGGCCTGGTCAGGCTGAGGTGGTGGGAGTTGATCAGGGGGAGTCAGGTAGTCCGCGACATTCTTGATGCCGTTGTTCTCCATGACATGAGACATTAACTTATATTGGTTCTGAGGTTGATACATCGTGGACAGAACAGGGTCCTGTGACATCAAACCATGTAGTGCCAGGTATTTCTGGGCTTCTTCAACCTGCTCACCATAACCGAGGTGCATCTCAACAACCACGTCACGTTTTGATCCCCATTCCGCCGGGGAGATTTGGACATAGTTGCCTGCAAGCTCGACGATCTTCTCTTCCGTCTCATGCTCGATGACCAACTTATAGATCATCTGATACAGAGGCTTCAGGAAGTTGTTGGCAAAGTTCCGGGCGATAATCTTCTGCCGCTGCTGCGACATAGTTGCCAGCTGTTCAACCATTGCGGCTGAGTTTTGCTTGCTGATGGCATCTTTGTTAAGGCCCTGGCTAAGGCGGGAGACGCCTGTGGTGTCTTCTTTGTCGTCATCCAACATGGCCAACGTCTGGAACACAAACGGGTTCAAAGACGCCTGGGGCATAGGCATGATCGCATCTGGGCGTGACACATTCACAATGCCACCAACGCGGTTGTCAATCAGTTCACGCGGGTTGGTAAGACCACCTTTGACAACCATATAACGCGGGTTGTTAGTGATCATTGTGTGATCGAGGATCGACCGGGTCAGTACAGTCCGGGCATTCTGGATTGGGATAACCTTCGATGCGAAGTTGTTACCAAAGAATGCGTGAGGAATAGGAAGTGGGACAAAGGCCACAAAGGGGCGCATCGTTGTAGCTTCCATCTCCAGGATCACGTTGCCTGCTTTGACAACCCGGTAAAGCTCGGCAACGCCGGTGGCCTCTGGGTCCATCATGATATAGCACTCATAGACAGTCACAGTGCGTACTTGGTCCTGGTAACCGATGTTTGAGAACCCACGGCTAGTGCCTACTTCTTCATGGCGTGAAAGGACCTCACCGTCTGTGTCCAGGTCTACATCTGAGTGGTCACCAATGTTCTCGATCTTCTTCTCATCGTACCCCATCTCACGGAGCTCTGAGATTGTTTTGTTAGTACGGTGTGCGCAGAAGTTTACGCTTTCAAGATCCTTACTTTGGGCCTCGATGATAAACTCTTCTGGGCTGATACTCTCGATGCAAATCTTCGATGCATCTGAGGTCACCCGTAGCTCTCCCGAGTATAGACCTGCCACGTCCTCAGTAATCTCTTCGATCTCGACGTTATCCTGGATCAGGATTTCGTCTAGCTCTTCCTCAGTGAGGTCACTGACCTCCTCGATGTGGCTTTCTTCACCATAGTAGTAGAAGACTTTGGCGATACCCGCCCGAGCTATCAGGCCATCGTGGATGACTGTCTGCATGATCTCGAATAGGTTGTTTTGACGGTTTGCAACGTAGTCACAATACTCAGTGGCTATCTCAGCAATAGGCTGGTCATCTGCATTCTGAGGCGCAAATCGAACGGTCTTGAAGCCTGTAGAGAATGTCTCCAGCAAAGCAGCTTTCATGCTCTCTACTGTATCGTAGACATCCATCGAAACATATTTGGAGTTCCCATCGTGGGCTGGCTTTGGGAGGACTGCATTATAATAATCCATGACGCGCTTACGCTCACGCGATAACTGGCTGTCGTAATAGCCTACGCTGCGGCGAATATTGTCATCCAGGAGGGCAACAATGTTGTCGTCTTCTAGTTTCTTATAATCTTTCTTATTCATGATTAAACCATTTCGATATAGTAAGCGTCAGACGCTTCAATTGGTTCCCAGGCACCCTCATGGATGTGGTTAGCGAGTGCCAGAGACATGACCGTGTCGTCAAAGCAGCCACCCTCCGCCTCCATGCCGCCCGTAGGGGTGACAATGTAGGTTAACATCTCACGGATTGTGGTCTTATCGTTTAGCTCGATCTCTCCCTCTCGGACGTTTGCCCGGAGTTCATCGATGATCAGTGGCTTGGTTTTGGACGTTGTTGTGAAGCCTAATTTCATGGTCTCTCGATCGGTCAGCTTGTCTACCTGGACTTCAGTAAAGAAGTTTGGATAGGCCATATCTTTACCCAGGCGAGTACAGGTTAAGATGCCGTGAGAGTTGTTCTCCACAATTATATAAGCAAAGTTAAACAGCTCACCTAACTTGTAGAGGACCTCAGCAAAGTAGTCGGGGTGAACTTGGGCTCTATAGGTCGCAACTTGGCGCTTTTTACTGTCGAGGATCTGGGCGACTGAGAAGTCACCCCCTCTGACACCCATCGCAACATCAGCACCGATCGTGTATTTCTCACCGGGGTCGATCGTCTTGTATAGGGTAAGCTCACCTCGGATATTATCGATCCATTCACCACCCTCTAGGGCCATACGCTGTGTTGGATCAGGAGCTTCATCTAGGCTCTTCTGGAGCCCCTCTGGGTTGAAGACAGGACGCCCGGTCGTCAGGAAGGCTTCTGAAGGCTCTGCGGGATATTCTTGACGATAAAGATCTATGCCGTTCTGGGCGATCTTACGTCGCCTAAACATAAGCTGCTCATCGTCTAGGTCGTACTTGGCAACCAACTCTTCTTCTTCAGGTGTTGGCTCAAAGTTCTCAGGGACAGGCTCCCTATATTCAGGGTCGAGAAACCAGGGGATAAACACCGGCACATAGCCATTGGTGCCATCAACAGCACCTTTCCATAGATCATAGAAGATACCACTGACGCCGTTAGCCGTACTCTCAACGAAAATAGCAGTGCCAGGCTTGTTAGGGACCGCCTGGGTCATACCATTCCAGTTCTCCAGGGCCGTAGACTTTTGCCAGAACGCAAGCTCTGAGGCGTGGACGTGCGTGAGGGTCTCACCTCGACCAATGCTCTCACCACCGGCGGTGGCAACAACAAATGAACTATCCAAGACATCAAATGTAAGTTCCCGGCGGGAGCTATACTTTGTGTGCGGCTTCAGGAGCTCTGGGCAGTTGTCATGGTATCGTTTGGTCATATCGAAAAGCGCACGGGTGCTGTCTGAGTGGTGCGTGATGACCATCGCTTTACAGGCTTTGCGTTGCGACACGTTGAAATACAGATAGCCACCAACGTGGGTCGAGAGACCTTGCTGCCGGGCCTTCAGGATGATGATACGCACCTTACCTTCAGACGCCATCTGCTTCTCTACAGCCTCATGGAGGATGTGCTGGGCAGGCTTGAGTTTTAGAGGTTGGATGTCACCATCCTTGGTGCGGATCTTGAGTGCAGCCTCCGAATAGAAACTAAAGTCGTCGTATAGTCTCTGTCGAACTTGTTTAAGTCTCTTGTCCATCTTCGATTTGCTCTTCTTCTGGGGTGGCTACTAGGAGCGACTCCAGGAAGGCTTCAGCTTTGCCAATGGTGACTTCGCTCTTCGCAGCTGGTTTGGTTTTAGTGAAATCCAGGACCATCCTGGCAGCTGTTAGACGGTCCCGGTTTTGACCAGGTTCGCGCATGATCTCTACAGCAGCCCGTAGGGCCTCGATCGCATACACGTCATCAATTTCGTTCTCTTTTGCCATGATCGTTACGATCCTCTCTGCGTCTTCTTTGGCCCTCTTGCGGATAGGCTCAATTGCAGCAGCTGTGTAACCATCAGGAGTGCCCTTGGGTCTGCCGCCTTTATTCTTTCGATTTGCCAGCATCTGACGGAACTTTTCGCGTCCCTCGGGTGTTTGATGCTGTCTTGCTATTGGGTTTGTTGATATCGGCCTTGCCTTTTGGGATTGCTTTGGCGGCCTTGGTGCTTTCTTTCGCGGCTGGTTTGGTGCTCCCATCCATCGTCTCCAATATACTGTTTATGATTGAGAGCGTGAGGCGAGACTGAGGACAAAAGACTGGCTCAGGTACGCTCTTCCGTATCTCCCCAAAGATAACCAGGCGCTGGGCTTCAGACAGAAGATGTGAGTGTTTTACATCCTCAATTGCCCGTAGGATTGGAACCAGGTCCAGTGCGGTTTTATTCATGTTGCTCTCCAAAGAAAAAGAGGCCCCCGAAGGGACCTCATTAGTTTTACGCGGAAAGGGCACCCATACCCGGAGGTGGGGGACTTAGAGCACCCGGAGGCATCTGCATCCGCTGCTTCTCTTCCTCTTCTTCAGCCATAGCCTGGGCCAGCATAGCCATGACCGTAGCCATGACGATAGCAGCTGGGTGGTTGAAGAATTTGACCTTGTTGTTACCGGCGTTGTTGAATTGTTGCCTGATAAGGGCAGCCGTCTTAGGCATAACCGCTTTCGCCAGCTTAGGGTTGATCAGGTAAACCAACACGGGATCAACAGCCAACTCGCGTACACTCTGCATGTAGTTAGTGTAGTAGTCAGCCTGCTCCTCACGGTTGGCCACGCCTGTGTCTACCTCAGCTTGGGAGATTTGCCCGGCATCAAACTGCTTCTGGTAATAACCCTTCCAATCCTTGAGATTGTCCATCAACTTACGAACTTCCCGTACCGCATGACGCTGCGAAGGATCTTTGGTTGTGTAAGTATCCACATTCATCTGGAGATTATCTAGCTCTGCCATGATGTCGGCGTCACCCGTCTGTTCCAATAGGGGTCTCATAGCACTACCAGCAAAGGATCCCATGGGTGCCCGGTCACTTTCCCCGGTCAGGGGGTTGGTAAACAGAGTGTCTTCAACCTGGGAACCATTCAGATCTAAGGGGCCCAAAGTCATCCCATGGGCAATCTCATGGAGCAAATCAGAAAGAGCTTGGATGTTACTCACGGAACTGCCGTCATTCAGCAGAGCTCCTGGGTTGAGACCAAAGACAGTGCCTTCTGCACCTTTTCCGCCTGTTTCAGGACCCTTCCGATAGAACGAGGCTTCCGCAGCAGGATCGCCAGATCCATATGCAGCAAGCCGCGAGGCATACATCTCTTCCTGGCTGTCAAATAGACGGACAGTGATGCCCAGGGTGTGTGCCAAGCTCAGAGCCTGGTCGATAGACTGGATCCCATTCTCTTCTGGGGTTCCAGGCTTGCCGACCTGGAAGGCCGCTTTCACCGGCGGGACAAACTTCTTGACCGCTGCGAGGGCTACCCTTGCGAGAGTGCGCCCTTTGGAGGCCCCGCCATCACTGGCCCTGGGTGTTCGTCCACCAGCTGGCCCAGGGGGGCTGAGGAGGGCTGGGGGGATGCTGTTGTCTGAGGTGGGTCCCGCATTGGAAGCACTTGGCCCTCCTCCTCCATATCCAGCTGCTCCAGGAGATCCCAGTCGATTTCGGACTGCAGCTTTTGCCGCATTTG